CAAGACGGAAGATAGACCTGTTTTCTGGATGCCGATAACTTTCAACGGTGACACTTATGATTTGAGATTTACATTGAGTGACAGGAATGGGTTCTCCACCCCCGTCCTTCTCAATAGAAAATTCTTACGACTTGCAAATCTATCGGTCAATCCTGCTAAGACCTATGTGTTATCGGCAAAGTAATTAGCCGAGCCTCGTCAGGATGCCGTCACAAAATCCCAATTCAATAGCTTGTTCGGGTCTGAGATAGGTATCTCTGTCAATGAGTTTCTGCACTTTCTCCGCGGAAGAAATCTTACTTCGTTTCGTAATCTCCTCTATCATCTGCCCTTGAAGGAATTTTATTTCCTCTGTGTTGATAATAATATCTGATACAGTTCCACCTGTGTTCATCTGGCTCATCTGATGGAACATCAACCGTGAATGTTTGGTCATAAATCGCCTACCGCAAGTGCCACAGATAAAGAGAAATGCTGCGGCTGACATTGCTTTTCCGAGGCAGATTGTCCTGATAGGCGTTATCATAATGTCCATAACATCGGTGATAGCAAACATACTGTCAACCTCACCACCATAACTGTCAAGGATTACTGTGACCTCTCTCATTGGATCCGAGCATTGATAGTCAAGAAGCATGGCTATAACGTCTCTTGCCGTCTCACTATTGATCTCACCAAGAATATATATAAACCTGTCTCCCAGCGGCTGCTGTTGTTTATCTTTTTTAGGCGGGGATGGTTCCACGATTGTATCTACAATTTCTTTTATCTTTCTGTTTCTGGTTCGTTTAACATTTATTATCATTATTTTCCTCCGACATCAAAAAAAGAGCTCAGCGCTGCATCAGATGAACCATAGAGTAATTCTGTTTTTCCCATCGGCTCAAGCAATATTTTAATCTTACCGATGAAAAACTTGTCTATCATTTCGTTGTAGTCAATGGAGATTACTTTCTCAAATTCCTTTGGCCAGCGTAGAAAGGACATAACATCTATTCCTAATGAGTTTTTCTTGATATACACAACCTTTACTTTTGACCCACTATAAATATCCTCATATTTTTTTGTCAACTTCAACTGTTTCAAAAGGTTCCTGTAGTTATTTATACCTTTCAAATGGTAGGGTGTTCCCTTTATAACCTCCCCAGAGTGAACATATTTGTCAATATCGCTTGCTCCTATATTCAGAGCTATTTCCTCTGGATGTGATTTCTTGAGTTGTCTTTTATAATCTGTTATTTTGTTTACGACAACATCCTCTTGTTCGCCCCTCAATATCATATTCATAACATCCTTGAGCATTGGGCGGATTATCTCCGGCGTATCAGACCTGACAATCTCAAGACCTGTTACTTCGACCTTATCAACCGGGACACCTTCTTCGTTGATAGACCAATACGCATATTTCTTTTTCTTCACAAAGAGAGCGGTCTTAGCAATAATTTCCTGTTTGAATTTTATTCTAAAGTCCTCGACTACAGAGTTATAATTTTTCCTCTGTATTTCTCTATATGCATGGTCATTAACATAATCCTCTATTATGAGGGCAAGTTTCCTGACATAATGGATTTTCATATCATCAGATAGTTTTCTCCATTCAGGAATATGCTTATCGAAGAAACCCCCAGCATTTATGAAAAGGCTATCGGTGTCACCATACAATACAAAATCAATATTTTTATCTTCTTTGACCACTATTCTATCCTAAACAAATCTTCTGGAATTTCAAATTCATTTATAATTACTGTGTGCTTTTTCAAAATCCAATAATCGCCTCTCTTTTGTGCCGGATCCCAATTAGCCATTTCCCAGTAATTACTATTAAACCTATAATCACGCACAAGAAATTCACGGCCGATAAATCTTTCACCATACCAGCAATCGCCGCCGGTTTTTATTATTTTTACTCGTTTTATATCATTCATATCTTTTGCTTCATTTCGTTTAGCATTTCTACAATCTGATCATTCGGCTTGTTTAATAAATGATTGACCGCTCTCTCACCAGCTTTTATCGTCTGGCGGCCACAGGATGTAATCGCTTCCGATATATTCACATTGAAATATCTGGAATAGGGAACACTCGTAACACCAAAGATGGCATTGAGAATAATCTTGAGAGCGTTCTGAAAACTATCCTGTTGCATTATCTTTTCCTGTGTCGTTTTCAGATTTTCATCTCGTAAACTTGTCAAAGACTTTTTCATCTTTATCATCTTGCTCTTTACATCTTTTCTCTTGTCGAAAAGTTGTCTCTCTATGGCTGGGATGACGCCGGTTTGCTTGGTGGAGAAAATGGAGCCGCATGGCGCAACCGTTATAACTTTATTTTCCAACGCATCATTGAATGTATCAAGTCTCTTTCCTGAGAACAAAATCTTGGAACCATTATCCCTGAGAATGTGCATCTCAGGAAATTTCTTTTGTCTGACATACTGAATAACATTATCCTCGGTTATATCAAGTATTCTGCCGTAATAGGTTTCGGGTGACATATTCAATGTAATGATAGCGGACGGATAGGACGATGCGATATCAAGGTCAACAATCCAATCATACATTCCCTTGATGGGCTCTTTCACATACGCCGCCTCAAATGTTTCCTGTGTGCCACCAATAAACTTCGGTGCAACAAAACCATTCCTTCTGAAATAAGTCAACATCAATCCCTCGATGAGTTGTGTCATTGTGTGATAATATCTCATCGGCGATTTACAGAGAAGGGAGAGAGCTTGAACCTGTTTTATGTAACCAAGTTTATCCTCAAGCTGGGATGGCCTGAGTGCATCAATGACATTATACTCAACATACAGATCCCAGTTTTTCTCGTATAACTCCCTATGGTCTTTGTATTCAGATAAGTCAACCTTGCCTTTCTCCAGCTCATAATTGGAAACATATTCAAGAGAATATCTTTCGAGCTTCTCTGGAGCATACCATTTATACAAATCCAAATAATCCAAAATAGTAAGACCGGCTATATCAATGTTTATTTCTTCCCTTCTCCTGTCCTGACTTTCCCAAGTCCTGACGATTTTCACCGGTGACAATCGCTGATACATATCATCATTCCCAAAAACCTTCTTCGACCTGTTTATGATATAGGGTAAATCAAAAAACTGGACAGACCAGCCGGAAATAACATCACACGGAAATTTATGCATAAAGTTGAAAAATCTTCTCAGTAATGTTTCCTCATCACCACAATGAAAATATGTAAAGAATTTTTGGTCTTTATATTTTCCGTTATATGGTTTCTCACCAAAAGTGACAGCGGTATTCGTGGAGTTATCGTGAATGGTGATAAGACAAATTTCTTCTTTCGCTTCTCTCGTATCAGGAAAACCCACTTCCATTTTTATTTCGATATCTATAAAATAGGTTTTGAGTTTTGGCACTTCTATATCTATATCTGGAATACCGTGATATCTTTCCGCAAGAAATTGGATTTCCGGGCGAACTCTGTCCTCGAAAATATCCTGCTTTCCTTTTATCCAAATATTATAATCGGAATAATTTGTGAAGTGTCGTTTGCGAGCGGGATTGCCGTGGATTGTTTTTACACTTCCCTTTTCGTGAGGAATAAAAACATACGGCACCCACGGAATTTCCGTAAACATATTTTCACCTTTTATCTGTTCCCACAAATAAATGGTGGATGACCTTGCATCATAATAACTATTCTTGAACATTACTTTTTCCTAAATTTGTAAATGGGTTCTGTTTTCCATTCAGACCCACGGGCAAATACCGTTTGTATTTTTTCTGTATCTTTGCCTGATATATAGGCGATGAGCATCTTATACTCATCTGCTATTTCAAATCCGATTTCTTTAGCGATAGCTAAAGTACTATCGAGTATCGGGTATTTCTCTGATTTCTTTACACCGCCCACATTAGCGATATTCAAATAAAACAATCCGCCTTTTTGTAAGAATAAGTGTGTATTCTTTATCATACCATAAAGGAAACCTTTTGTCCATTCATCGTATGTCTTATATCGAATATACGATTGATCTGGGTCATCGTTATATCGTTCCTTGTCGAAGTATGGCGGAGATGTGAACGCTATATGTCCTTTTCCAATTCTTTCTTGAAAGCCTTTTGTAAGATGAATATCCTCAGCGGGCACAACATATTTCTTTACCTTCACTTTCAAATCTGGATTTACAAAATGCTTCCAGAAGTCGTATATCATTTTGAACCGTTCATGCGTAACCTTGTTTACATCGGTTCCAATGAAATCAATTTTCTTACCTGACAGGTAAAGATGAGAGCTGGCCGCAAACAACGAAATCAGTCTGGCTCCCCATCCCATACTGGGATCATAAACATAAAGTGTCTCATCCTCCGATTTCAATAATCCATCGAGATATATCCACTTTGCAATATGGGCCGGAAAATTGCTTGCTACTTGAACACCCCTCGTTATCTTCAAAACTTTTACCCACACGTGAAATATCGGTGAGTCGGGGTATTTGTAAAATGTTTTGAGGGCGTCATTGAATACAACCGCCCTCATAGCTCTGTGAAAATATTCCTTCCTCTCAAATAGATGAAACACTGTCTCGGGCCATTTGTTGCTTATCTTCGTCTCGGCAATTTCGGGAAACCAATGATTTATACCATTGGCCCATTTGTTGCTTTGACCGAAAAGATATTTGTTGTCACCTTCCCTAAAATAAAATCGAGAGACATCCATCATATTAAATTTTGTGAAGCCTCTCGCAATATCCACTACCGTCTTGCTACCCATCATTATCGGATGTTTATTGTTCTTGTATTCGTCGAGCGTCCATACTCGTATAAACTCCACCCAATTATAAAACTGTTCATCCGACATTTGTTTTATCTGGTTCCAAGTGATTGTTTTCAGCTGGTCAGGTATTTCAAGTGTCGTGTATATCGGATAACAGGATTTATCTACAGTATTATTTTTTACATCAAAAAATAAATTGGTTGACATTACTTATCACGGTAAATTGACATTCGTTCTGGATTTAGTGTGAGAATACTATTAGCCTTCTTTCGGCCGCCGGTCTTGCTCACAGTAGCCATTCCAAATCCCGATAGAGTAGCCAATCCCTCACTGGACATAATGATATCCAGATATAATTTCAATAATTGGTCACGGGTCTTATCACCCTCAAGATATTTCTTTATATTCGTTATATGTCTTTTGGTTCTTGTGTCTGGATTTAAAGTTAGCCATTCGTTTACAAGAGATATAGCATCCTCAATCCATTGTCTGAGTGCGGTATCCGGCATAAACTCAAGATGCCTCATTCCCACTACCAGTATTGTTCCTAATGCTTCCTTTGGTGTATCACAGTATGAATAAAATTCGTTATTCAATGATACCTGTATGCGTTCCTTTGACATATTGCCTCCTTATCGGCCAACCTCTCCAAGATATTTCTTTTTTGCATCTTCCCAAGATATATCAATAAGGTCATCATAAAATAATGTATCAGTATTATATCGTTTATCTGCTAACAAATTTTCTAATCGTGGTTTAGCATATCGCTTTTTCCAAAATTCCGTCAATGTAAAAACAGAATTATCAAAAAGTTTCTTGCCGGGGTCTTTGGTTTCCCTTCTCAAGAACTCTTTGGTATTAGTGTATAATTCACAAAAATATACACCTCGGGGCGCATTGTTGTCTTTTTGTTTCACCTTCAATTTTGAATATGCGAATTGTAAGACTTTTGCTTTGGGATGTGATGGAATACTACCGTCCTCTTTCTTCGCCTCAAACTGTTTCAGCTCTACTGGATATTTATCCTTCATCCAATCCCTGACGGCGAAATAGGCGTCATTGGACGGTTCGATGGATATCTTGCCCTCTGAGGACGCACACTTTCTCCAATACTTCAACCTATTGTATTGTGAAAGACCACCGTATACAGAAGTGGTTGTGACGGCGAGAAGCTTTTCATTAGGGTATCTGCTGTTCCATGCTTTCTCCACCGTGTCACAACCAGCCATAAGACCTACCAGTTTGCCGCCTGTATAATTGAAACCCAGTGGTTGTGTAGGAACAATGGAGCTACCCATCGCAGTATAGGTCAGCATTTTGTGGTCGAGTTTATCTTCCCTCGTCCATCCGATATATTCATCACGGCCACCAATAGCAATAAAGTCAGAACCAAGAGAAATACATCCAATGTATTTCCTCGTCGGCCTGTCAATGATAAAAAATCTTGCGAACCTGCCCGGACTTTGTAACCAATGCAGAGTGGATGTGAATATCCTCAGAACATTCCAAGTAAGCGCCCTATCAGGGGTGTCAGCATCAACAACCTGTAGGTCAAGATTTTTATAATCCTGTGGATCATCCGGTCGCCATATTGCTCTCTTGACTTCCCATATTCTCTGGAGCTCGCGCGTTCCCCAAAGCTTCTCGTTTATCTCGCACCATTTCCGATACAGAGTATATTCCTCTACGGACATAGCGGAAACCCGAGCGATATCATCTTCCATTATTTTTTTAACTTCTAAATCTTTTTTGTCCATATTACCTCTTTTGATATCCGTCTTTCGTTAACATTATACTTTTTTCCGTTCTCAATCTATTTCTATATCTTGTAAAGTCTATTCTCATAGACCAGTTTAAATATTCCATCAAATTCTTTTTGGACACATAACCGTGTTTATGAATATAGGAAACAATGCGGTCATATGCTTCTGTTTTGCTTATCATCGGATGTAATCTATCATCAAAAATCATCCAGCCATTGAACCAATCTTTCACCTTTTCATCCCAAGTCATTTTCTCTACAATCGGCTTGAGGAGTTTTACGATATCATTGCGTATATCATCATCATCCAGCATCCTATCAAGTTTCTTGATAAATTCCTTTTCGTTGTTATAAAGGAGTGGGTAGTCTCCGCCAACCATTTCTGGATAACATAAATCATTAGGTAAAATATACGGGACGCCCATACTCAAGCCGTCCGTTGTCGAAATGCTCCATGCGGAATAATTCTTAAAACAACCCACTCCAATTCTCATAGATTTCACGAAATCCATATATTCCTGACGATCACCTATAGAAACCTTCTCTATATAGGGTCTGTCTCTCTGTGCAAGGGTCATATAGACCTTGAAATCCTTCCTCCTCTCCCAAAGCTTGTCCATACAGGAAACAAACCAATTTAGACCAGTATATTCGCCATCCCTGTGATTGAAAAGGATGCTCTTTGGTCTGGCCTTTTTGGGTGTACTCAGGTCAATCATATCCACGCCCAGATAATGCGGTTTGATGATATGGCCGAGCATTTCAATATAATTCTGATTGAAAGTTTCCTTCGCCCTGTCTAAAACCAAATTTCTCAACCATTTGGTGTTCACGCCGCATTCTTCCATTTCAAGAATGCCGAGAAGGTTCAAATCAAAAAATCTTTTTTGAAAACCAACATTTTCTGGAAGCTCAAACCAATGACAATATCCAATAACTCTTGGAGAAAGATTGGTTGAGTTATAAATCAGATTTACCAGTTGTAATGTATGCTCTGGTAAATGAGAATAGATTATGTCAATATCCCTCTCGCGCCAATCTATCAATTTATACAATGTGAAATAGTCAAAATGTGCCCGCATCGCATTTGGAAAAGTTGGTAGAGGATATATGAGTTGCTCGGTATTCGGCCTGTCCAAACTTTTCACAAACTGAGGCGTTATAAAAACAAAAAAGAGATCGTCTCTCATTTTGTTTAAAACATCGAGCACGTTTCTCATTACTACCACATAACTATCCTTTTCCAAATTGTCTGGATAGGTTATGTTAGGGTAAACAAGTATATTATATTTGTATTCCTTTTCTTGAGGAGTATCAAAAAATCTCTGGAATGACCTGTTACTTTTCATAAAAACTTTTTATTCCTTCCATTAGAATTGGAATGGCTTCGTCTGGATTGTAAGTAGCATAAGCTGGATGCACGCACGCCACAAACGGCATATTAAATTCGTCACTAACGATTGTCTTACCGTTATACTTTGTTATCCCTCTTTTTCCTGTGAGTGAAAACATAGCATATTCGCCAAGTAGTATTACTTTCTTCGGGTTTAAAACCTTCAGATATTTTCTTACCCACTCTCTACACATCTTCTGCTCTGTCTCTGTTGGTTTTCCATTTTTTCCGCCGGACACAGGCCGACAGTTTACAGAATTGATTACAAGGAATTGCTCTCTCTGCAAATTATATTCTTTCATCATAAACCACAAAAATTGACCGGCCCGACCAATGAAAGGTTTTCCTTTCAATATCTCGTCGCGACCGGGTGCTTCCCCTATAACAGCATATTCAGCCGTGGGAGACCACGATGGTTTACATCGCCCATTCTTATGTAGATTACATTTTGTGCACGAAGAAATTTGATAATCGAGGAGCTCCAGCATCCTCTTTTGCTTCGAGCTTATTTGCGTTTCGGAAATAGACATACCCGCCCCACTTTACTGTATCAACCTTTGTAAAATTATATTGTTTGTAAAACTTCTTGGCTCGCTTATTCTCTGGATGGACATACAACCAGACCCTTCTTTTATCAGCGAGAAACTCTGTTATAATTTTGTGTGCATTACCATCACCGGGATTCTCGGATAAAATCTGGCATATTCTCCAATCACCGATAAGAGAGAAGGTCTTATACCCCAATGACTGTTTTCTACGATAATGTCTGGTAATCAGGATAACACCGGAATCATATACAACATTCTTTTCTCGTATCATCCTCTTTATATAGTCCGACCTGATATGTGCAAGCCATCCACTATTCCGCATCAACTTCATTATGTGTTTATACTGACTATGCTCGGCTAATATCATCTCTTGTTACCTTTAGGAAAAGCAACAATCTTTCCGGCTTTCTTTACTGTAGGAAATTTATAGTCATTGATTATCTTCTCGTGCATTTCAACAGCCATATCAAATAAAGAATTTCTGGCTGCTACACCAAATGTCAATAGAGCAAGAGCCCTCCAGTTCTTTGAAATTTTCTCATAAGTCCTCTCTATGATCTCATCAAAAACATCAAAGACATTTTCATGCGGAAATGTCTTTGCAAGCTCGTCATAAAAGTCAGATAGTATCTGAACCACAATATATTCCATCTTGTCATAATATTGTGCAGACTGTTTCTCGCTTTTCAAAAATTCGGCCGGTTCTCTACAGAGCCGTTCTATATATTTTCTTTTCAATTTATCTACGCCGTTCATCTCTACCCCTCCGTGACATAGATGTTTGTTCTCTCTGCGGTGTAAGATTGGACAATGAGCGCTCATCACCCGTAGTCTTAGCATCATCCAACCATTTGTCCAATTCCGTCGAGTCGTACATTTTCAATGAACGCGAATCGTAATAAAACTTATCAATTTCTCCCACTCGACCACCGAGCCTGTTTTTAACTATTTTATAATGCAATTCACTCTCATAAACAAGAGCATCATCATCAACACCATAGATACACATAAAATCTGCTGTGGCAGGAACGCCCAGACTTTCAGCAATATAAACAAAGTCAACATCCGTAAATCCAACCATCGATCCTTCCCTGTTCAACTGGCTAACAGATACAACTGGACATTCAAACGGAAAAGACAGAGCGCGTAACTCCTCTGCAATTCTTTTTACATCGGAATACATATCGCCCTTCATAGAATATGTCGGACGCATAAGGTTGATATAATCAACATAGATTATATCGGGCCGGATATCTCTCATTGTCAATTCCCTCAGATATCGCTTAAAATCCATAACAGATGCTTCACCTGTAGGAAACTGTTTTATGAAAAGATAGCCGTGATCGATTTCTTTTAATTTTTTCAATTCTTGGAGAAGTTTTAATGATGTGGACTCAAGAGTATAAATTCGGTTTATATCAAGGTTGGCAAATATACTGTCAAATCTTTGGGCGAAGGCATCCTGAGACATTTCCAATGTGAGCAAGACTACATTATGCCCGTGCATCGCCTGTCTTGCCGCAATGTTCGCAAGGGTATTTGACTTGAACCCGTGAACACGGGCTACGATAACAGAAAAGGTAAATGGTGGAAACCCGCCGCTCAGATACTCGTCAAATTTCGGATAGTATGTCGGTATCCTTTTTATCTTCGTATTCAAGACCCTAAACAAGCGGTCTTTCAATGTTCCGAAATAATCCAAGCCAAGGTCTATCTTCAAATCCTTTGTTAAAGCATCCTCGATGATGCCTCTTATCTTACCCACATCTTCTGACTTACCAGTTTTTACAACGCCAACTGAATCGAGGATAGCCTGTTTTACGGCCTTCTCTTTCAGATAATTATTTGTCTCTGTAAAGAGATAGTCGTAATTCTTGGCTATGTCAAAATCAACTGCTTCTATATCAGCATAAAAATTTTCTATGGAAGGTTTTATTTTCTCATCCATAGAATTGATAACGGCTTCTTTCGGTGCAATCGTTCCGTATTTCTCAACGTGTCCTTTCATAAAGGCGAAAACTTCGCCAGCTGCCACATCATCGAAATAATCTTTTTCAAAAGTGGTTGATATAAGAATTAGCCATTGTTTATCTTGAAGGCCGGCTTTCAGAATTAATTTTTCCAGAAAAGCACTATCCATATTATTCCTCTGGCATAAATTTATTACATTTGAAAACAGCTGTGTTTGCCTTACACTGTAACCTGCAGTGGTCACACACACTGGCGGTATATGAGCGAACAAGTGTTGCACTATCTTTATCTATCGCTTTCGGGAGAACAAATAACCTGTCCACCCCGAGTTTAGATAAAATACCATATTTCAAAGACTCGCCCCTACCTTGAAGTTTCAGATATTGGTTCAATGTCAGATACCTTTTAACTTCCTTCACATCATCAATAGCCGTGACTTTTTGAACCTTGTGAAATTTCTCTTTTCTGACAATACCAAGAAACCAATCGTTTCCGATTTTGGCCACAACTTTTGCTTTAATACCTACTGCTATCATAATAGCCTCCTCACAGTTTAGATAATGTATATTATAACATATTTTTTCTTTAAAGTAAATCTATGTTTACATAGTATTTTCATCGTGATATAATAGTATAAATACCTCTAAGGAGTTTACAATGGAACCCAATGACAACGGTACGCTCTCCTCAACTGAAGAACAGGAGCGAGATGACATCTGGAAAGCACTGTACGAAACACATAAAATAGATGAAGAAGTAAAATTTAACGAATTTAACATAGGCGATAAATTAAAGGAACATCCTTTCATAAAACTAAACTACGAAAATTTATACTATAAAGAACAGGCAAAGTATGTAAGAATGACCGAAGTGTTTGAGAAAATACAGGGTCTCCGTTATGACTATTACAGGTTTAATTTCTCGAAAGAACTAACCAATAAGGAAATCGAAAAATATTACCTTCCGAAAGACCCCACCATTCTTGAAGCCAAAAAGAAGTTGAGAAAACAGCAGTGGAATATGGACTTCTATAAAATGTGTGTTGACGCCATTACCAATCAAGGCTGGCGCATGAAAGAATTTCTTGACAGCCTCAAAATAACATAATAACATATTTATAGTCAACTGTAAACAAGATGGTACAAATCGTAAAATACGATAATCTTCACATCAAAATCGAAACGGAAAACTATGACTATCTGAAGAGCGTCAGAGAATATTTCTCAGATTTTGTCGAGGGATATCAGTTTATGCCGGCATTCACCAATAGTGGCTGGGATGGAAAGGTCTCGATGTTCAATACACCAAAGAGAACGCTTCCATACGGGCTACTGATTGACCTTCTGAGATACCATAAACAATACCATCAGGATTTTCCTATACACATTGACCCCAAAGTTATCGAGATGTTCAAGGGCGGCAAATTGAAAGTGAAAGAAAATCTTTCTCTGAAACCACACGATTACCAGCTGGATTGCGTCGAGGCGTCCTTACATTATAAGAGAGGCCTCATCAGGTCGGCCACAGCCAGCGGAAAATCACTTATCATCGCCTACATTCTAAA